GCTTTCCATGGATGGTTTCCATTGGTATCAACCTTATTTCTTCTCATAACAGTGCCTTCAATAGTAGGTGTCTGAAATGTTATACTATCTCCTTTAGTCTGAAGATTTGTTGCGGGTATTCCGAATTTGACTTTGTAAAGCCAGAAATATCTGTACTTTCCGTTTGCTTTCTTTGCCCTGAATCCTATAGCCACTGGTTCGCCTCCGTCTTCACTCGTTGAAATAAGAACCTTATTATCATCAATCTTAGCCCCAGTCAAATCCCCTGCAGCAGTTGAACCAATATCATCAATTCCAAGTGAAAGCTACCCATTCTTAAATTCTTTAACTACAACTGCAGCACCATCATCCGCATAAAGAATTGCCTCTGCAAGTTCAATGGATAAGTCAGCCTTTATTGCTTTTGCAAGTTTAACCGGTTCTGCATATGTTTCTATCTCGTCAGTTCCTTCAGTAATCTTTGAATAATATAAACTATCAAGTCCTATCGTTGCCATTTTTATACCTCCAATTTATATAATTTTGCCACATCAATGGCATAATGGTGAAAGCCGGTATCATCTTCATGACCGTTGTACCGGCGGTCTGTTATGGTAAAGTCTGCACTCAATAGAGCACAGACAATTGTTTTTTTAAGTTGTGTATAATTACCCTTAACAAAGATGGATAGTCTTGCTTCCTGTATTTCATACCCGGCAGAATTATCTCCGTGAAGCTCAAAAGTATCTACAAGGGGAGTAATAACCATATATTTATCAGGGGGAGTATCTGAAAACACCCCGGTCTCTATTGGAACTAAATGCGAAATAAGGGTATTTAATTCTTCCAACACACTCATAAATTTTCTACCTCCTTGTCAAATACCTCAATCATGGCATTTATACACGCCTTCCTACTTGCTGATTTAGCCGGTTTTAGAAAGGGTTTAGGTGGCTGACCACTTTTCCCGTATTCCAAAACACTGGCAATCATTGAATTGCTTTTTCCATCTGAACGTGGCTCGGAAAAACCAACTTTGACATTAGAGTTGCCGTTCTTATCAATAAGAGCAGGGGAAACACCAAGGGATGAAACAAGTTCACCTGTGGAACGACTTTCTTCTTTTATATTAGTGCCAATAATACTTTGTAAATTAGACTTAACCTTCTCTTCTACAACTTTGCCACCGGCTTCAAGGACCTTAGGAATTATTTCATCGGTTTTATCACCAAGCTTTGAAATCTTTAAAAGAAATTCCTCAGGCATTTTCATAACAGCCTTAGCCACTTGGCTTCACCTCCTTTGCAAGCACCTCAATATACATTCCTCGATTTTTCACATCCTCAACGGAGGTTATTTCAAATCGTTCATCATCTATGGCAATAATCATAGCAGTCGTAACCTTAACACCGGGAATAGAGCGAAAACGGAAAAGGTCTGTAGCAACTGAGAAAGTGGTTCTGTTAGCCCACTTCACAGTTCCATGACGCCTTTCTCTATATGCCCATACCGAAGTAATAATCATGTCGGTTTCAGCAGAAAAACCCTCAGAATCTTTAACTGTTTCTTTCTCCACTATGTCTATAAAGGTATTCATTTTACCAAAACTCATAGGCTACACCTTCCAATCCCGGTCAAGCCTTAAGAGCAGATTTACCGTATTCCATACCTGCTCTGCGGCTTGAACATTATCTGAGTAAAAACCTCCTGTGCTGCCATCCCTCGATTCATAAAAGTGGGAGGACAGCATTATTACTGCTTGTTCGGTTGTAGGAGGCATTTGATTATCTGCATAAAAGTTTTCCGAAAGATGCTGATAGCTCTCAGCGTACTTTACAGCGGTGGTAATGTACATCTGAAGAAGTTCATCATCTTCACTGTGCTCGAGAATAAGGTTTGCTTTGACTTTTTCTAATAGTGTCATTATTAACCACCGCCTTTCATCAGTTTTCTATAATAACCATATAAGTGGTTTCGCCATACCCAGAAGCCCATAGCGTGAAGATTTTTGGTGTATCAATAATTTCATCACATTTAAGCCACATTACAATATCGCCAGCAGATCCACCGACAGCAGCAGCCTCTGTTACATCATCAGAAGTAAGCTGATAGCCATTGTATTTGATTGACGTAATATCCGGCAATCCTGTTGTAATATTCATACCAACCCACTTATGTGTACCCTGTGACGGATTGGAACTTGGGAAGGCCACAAGTTCATCAACATCTACAGACACAGTAATAACGTCATCTGCAATTGAAATATCTGTAACCTTGCTTTGATTTGCAATAAGCTCTTCTCCAACAGGAGTGGGGATTTTTACCACATACACATTCCATGCATCTGATTCCATATATCCTGCGTCTTTAAGTTTTAGAAGTAGTTCATTAAAGTTATCCTTTAAACCTGCTACAGTAGTTGCAGTGCTGGAAGCTTGATTTACGGCAGAAGGAAGCCCCGTTACCGAAGCCCCTTCTTTAATTTCTAGTGTGCCGCCAATGATGGTTTTATCTCCACCTTGTTCAGTATAATTTTTAGTACTATAGTCCATGAGATACCTCCATTAAGCTTTCTGTTGAAGCACTTTTACCGCTTCTGGCAAAATAAGTTTTCCATCAACACGCTGAGTTGCAACAAACCCAACTTGACCTGTAACAGCATAGAGTTCATTTAATCTTTTAAACACACGACCTTGACGATCTGCAACCCAGTAGTAGTTTAAATCACCAAACACGATAGACTTAGCTGCTGAAGCAATAGCCGGAACATAGGCTGATGTGTAAATGGGTCTGTTTAATATTGTATCAGGAGTACCAGTCTGTAAAGATGGTTGCCATAGGTATTGACCTTGGCCATCTTTTAGTTTACGTATTGCTTTTACAGTAGCATCATTCATTAAAAACACCGCTTTATTACGGTATGGAGCTTTTAATGAGTAAAATAAATCTAAAACTTCATCAATTGTAATTGCAGTTGCACCTGCAGTTGTAACACCAAGTTGAGCACCACCAGTTGTAGCAATTATACCGGTTGGTTTTCCTGAACCATCACCAGTGAAAAATGCTTCTTCTTCTTTGCTACCTATACGTCTTGCAAATTCTTTAGAAATATAGGATTCCAAATTAAACACACTATCGTTTAATAGTTCCTCAGAAACTTTTATTAGTGTTCCTAATTTATACGCACCTATTGACACTTGACCGAAGCTGTCATCACTATCTGGAATTGTACCTTCTTCATCAACCCATGATGCAGTGCCTTTAGAAGCTACCACGGGAATTTTTCTGTCACCAGTGGAGGTTGTAATGACATTGGCTAATTTACGGAAGATATTTTCTTCTTCTAATGCTTCTACAAGAGTTCTTTCAAACTCATCAGGAACCAAGTATCCACCTTCAGTATCAGTGCCAACCTGAAGAGCATTTCTTATGGTGGTATCAAGACCTTCACCGGCACGAGTACGCATAGCATTCCAAAATGCCTTTTTGTATTCATCAGATGCTCTTCCTGTTTTTTCTTCCATGCTGGGAAGTTTAGGTTTCCCTGTTAAAGGATTGGCAGTAGGTGCATTTAGCTCTGCATCAAGTATTGCTTGTTTTTCCAAACGGTCAATTTCTTTTCCAAGAGCAATGACATCAGCTTCCATTTTGTTGTATGTAGCTTCGTCTTCAGTGGAGATAAGAACGTCATTTCCACGTTTTGTATCCAAGAATGCTTTAGTTGCATCCCATGCTTTTGCACGTTTTTCGCGCAGTTCTAAAATCTTATTCATAATATTTTCCTCCTAATTAATGAATGATGTTGTTTAGCCGCTTTTCAAGAACAGCAGCAGAAATGCCTGTTTGTTTAACAGTCATATTATTCTTTGGACAAATCTTGTTAAACAGTGAGTTCGTAACAGCTCTTCGACTGAAAGCATAAGTAAAATCATCAGTCTGAATTCGCTTTTTCTCATCTGTTAAAATGTCATCTGCAAAACCAAGCTCAATAGCTTTGTTGGCATTAAGCCATGTTTCAGCATCCATAAGATGAGAGAGCTTTGCCCGGGATTGCCCAGTTTTAATTTCATAAGCATTGATGATACTTTCTTTTACCTCTGATAGCATAGAGACGGCTTTTTGCATTTCCTCACTGTCACCGATGGCTATCGTTAGGGGGTTATGTACCATCATAAGTGCTGTAGGTGCCATTAATACAGTTGTTCCAGCCATGGCTATTACTGAAGCAGCAGAAGCTGCAATGCCGTCAATCTTTATAGTCACATTTCCTTTGTAGTCCATTAGCATAGAATAAATTTGACTGGCTGCAATACAATCGCCACCAGGCGAGTTAAGCCATATAACAATGTCACCCTCACCGGCATTCAAATCAGCTTTGAATGCATGTGGGGTGACATCATCATCAAACCATGACTCTTCGGCAATCACGCCATCGAGGTAAAGTGTCCGGGTGTCGGAATCTTTATCCTTAACCCAGTTCCAAAATTTTTTCATTATGTTTCCTCTCTTTCTGTAGTTTTTGCAAACGCACCAGCGTCCTGCAATTTAGTCATTGCACCGTTAATGAGATATAGGTCTCCACCAAGCTCAGCGGAAATACGGTCTAAATTTTCTAGTTCACGAATATCATTAGAACTCATCCAGCCGTTTTGCCTTGCAGTAGCATAGCCAGTCATACGGCTTTGATAATCACCTCGAAGAAGACCATCAACATTAAATTTAATGAATACAGTAGGTTTTTCACTTTCCATTAGCAGTGAACGACACATAGTTTGTTCCCATCTAATAATCCACGGGTCAAGTGTGTATTTTACAAACTCCAATGATTGCTGCTCGATGTTTGAAAAAGAAGATTTCTCAAGGTCTGAAAGCATATGTGGTGGCACTCTGAAAATACGGGCAATTTCATTTATTTGAAACTTTCTTGTTTCTAAAAACTGTGCCTGTTCAGGTGAAATACCTATTGGTTGATATTTCATTCCTTCTTCAAGGACAGCTACTCGGTGAGAGTTTGCAGAGCCTTGGTATGCCATGTTCCAGCTTTCTTTTACCTTCTGAGGGTCTTTAATTGTACCGGGGTGTTCTAATACACCCCCGGGAGCAGCACCATTTGCAAAGAACTTAGCTCCATATTCCTCAGTAGCCATAGATAAGCCCACTGCATTTTTAGCCATTGCAATAGGGGAGTAGCCTACCAGCCCATCAAACCCTAAACCTGGGATATGCAATACATCAGAAGGGTCAAGATAAACCAGACTATCTTTTC